TTTTCTTTCCAGGGATAAAACGAAATGCAATTAACCCCAAAAGCAGAGCAGATGTTGCGTAAGTACGCCGCAGGCCTGGCGAAAGCCAACGGCCAGCCGGATACGTCGCGATTCTTCTCGCTGACACCACCGAAAGAAACCCAGTTGCGTGACGCGCTGCTGGCAAGTTCTGAATTCCTGCGCCTGCTGCCTAACGTGCTGGACGTGGACCAGATCACCGGGCAGGTGGTAACCACCGGCCAGGTGGGTATCTACACGGGCCGCAAAAAAGATGGTCGCTTCTCGCGTGCGATGGGCGTGGGCGGAAACGAATATAAGCTGGCCGAAACGGATTCCGGTTCTTATTTGTCATATTCCATGCTTGTGACCTGGGCTAACGCGGGCAGTGAAGACGAGTTCTTCCAGCGTATCCAGGCGAACAGCAATGAACAATTTGCACTGGATATGCTGCGCGTGGCGTTCAACGGTGTAGAAGTTGCAGAAAACACCGACCCGGAAGCTAACCCGAACGGTGAAGACGTTAACATCGGCTGGCATAAAATTGTTAAGGACCGTTCAGCCGAACAAATCATCACCGGCGACGTCACTATCGGCGGCGCGAATGCTGATTTCATGGGGCTGGACGCAGCGGTCACCGATCTGGTGCATACCTGCATTTATGAGCCTTATCGCAATGACCCGCGTCTGGTTGTGCTGGCATCCGCTGACCTTATCGGCGCAGACGTCACCACGCTGATGAATAAGATTGATCGCCCGACTGAGAAAGTCGCCGCGCAGTTGATTGGCCGTCAGATCGCTGGCCGTACCGTGTACACCCCGCCGTTTATGCCGTCTGGTCGCCTCATCGTCACCACGCTGGACAACCTGCACATTTACACCCAGCAGGGAACCCGTAAGCGTAAAGCCGAATGGAACGACGACCGCAAGCGCTTTGAAAATAATTATCTGCGCATGGAAGGCTACGCCGTCGAACATGACGAGCTTTACGCCGCCTACGACAAAATTACCCTGGCAACTGACGAGCCAGCACCGGGCGGGGGCGAATAAAAATGGCTATGTCCCCGTGTCAGCGACACCGCGCACGCATTAAGGCCGCAAAGACGCTGGATAAACGCGAAGCCCTGGCATCGTCGCCGGTCAGCTTCCACCTGCAAATGCTGGAACTGGCAGAAGATGTTGAGAAACTCCGCAGCCTGCCACGCACCGAAGACCGCATCGAATTTAAACGCGATGTGTTGTTGCCGCGCTGGATGCCGACCGTTGAATCCTATCTTTCCGGTGATGCCCGCTTCGCAAATCCGGCCCTGGTCTACTGCGTGATCTGGTTGTTCGACACGGGGGAAATGGGCAAGGCGCTGGACTGGGCCGACGCGGCTATCACTGAAAACCAGGCGATGCCGGAAAACTTCAAAAGCACCATGCCCGCATTTGTGGCAGATACGGTGCTGGAGTGGGCAACGAGCCAGGCGGAAGCCGGTCACAGCATAGAACCTTATTTTGGCCGCACGTTTGAAAATATCCGCGAAAAGTGGCGTTTGCACGAAGACATTAACGCGAAATGGTTCAAGTTCGCGGGGCTTTACCTGCTGCGCGACGAACGGGGCCGACCGCGTGCCACTGCCGTGGATGATGTGGAAATTCTTGAACAGGCTGATGCGCTTCTTTCCCAGGCACACGCCTTTAACAATAACTCTGGCGTCAGGACCGCACGCGACAAGATTCGCGCCCGGATTAACAGCCTGACTAAGCAATAACGACTCCCGCAAGCCGGGACGGGCGCGGGGGAGGCATCAACCTTTTGGGTTGTTGGCTATGGATCCCGTTAGCCCGTTTCTTTTGCAAAGAAGGTGAAACGATGAGCGGCCCAAGTTTCAGTATCAGCGGCAAACCGTTAACAGTTACGCCGACCGTTATCACCAACGGCGTAACTTTCTGGCCTGATTTGGATCTGGCTGAATTCCAGGTATCGCGCACCCTGCCCGCCGACCTGCCGCCAGACACCGCAGGCGTTGCCATGCTGGCGGCAATTGCCGAAGTCAACACGACGCTGACCGACGTGGTGGCCTACTGGAACGGGAAAGGATGCAAGCGGGCCGCAGACGTACCGGGCGCGAAACTGGGAGACGAAACCCAGTTAACAGCCCAGTACAAAAAAGCGGTCTATGCCCGCGCCAAAGCCGATTTGCTGGGCGAGTTTGCCACCATCGGGCGGCGTGAGTCGCACCCAGGACAGGAAAGCCTGGACACTCGCGCCAATCTGCTGGCCGAAGCGGCAAACGTGATGCGCAACATGCTGCAGCAGCCACGCGTCGGGGTGCATTTGATATGAGCCAACTGGAAAGCCTGACGGCGTTTATTACGTCGAACCTGCCACACGATGCAATGCAGATGTTTTCCAGTTCAATGGATGATTGCGCCCTGGTCCGCAGCGCGAAAGCGATGGGGAACGGCCAGCGCCGCATCGGTGTACTGACTTACAGCGCCCGTTTGTCGTGGGATAACTTCCCGTTTCGCAAGTATTCACCGGGCCTGATTTACGCCCTGGTGCTTGCGTGGGTCGATGAGCACGCCAACGAGCTGCGCGACGAGCTGAAATTACCCGATCCCACCGTGGACCCGGAATTCGACGACGAGGGAACGTGCATTCTTGATGTGGTGGTCGGGCTTGCTGACCCCGTAATCATCCGCGAGGTGGCAAGCGGTCAGATCCCGTTCAGGGGTAAGACGTGGGATATCGTCAACCCGGAAATCTGGGTCGCAGAGGAAGCCGAAATTATTGTCGATGTCGGTGATGTCTCGTGATCCGTGGCGAGCTTAACCAGCAACAACTAAAGCTGATGCGTGAAAAGCTGGCCCAGGCCGATCTTCCTCCGCGTAAGCGACAGCGTCTTTTGTGGCGTGTGGCAAAGCTGGGCGTCATCGCAGCGGCCAAACGTCACCAGCGCCAGCAGGCAGCGCCGGACGGCACCCCGTGGGAGCCGCGCAAGCGTGGTAAGGGGAAGATGCTTAAAGGTTTGCCAAAACTGCTGGCCGTGCGGGAAATGCCAGAAATTCAGGGGGTACGCGTCTACCTGAAAGGCGGTAACTACCGAAACGGAAATAAGCCCGTCGCGGCGGGTCTGGTTGGTGCGGTCCAGCAGGACGGCGCACGGATCCAGATGAAAGCCAGCACCGCCCCGCGTAAACCGCAGGCAAATCAGCCCGCGTTACCGCGTCAGGCAAAGCGCCTGCGGGCGCTGGGGTACAAGGTCCGCAAGGGAAAACGTTGGGTGAAGCCATCCAGCAAACAAATCATGGAAACCATGAGCATGGCGCAGGCGGGTTTAATTATCAGAAAGCTGAAAGGCACCCCAGCAAAACGCACATGGACCATAGACATTCCGGGGCGCGTTTTTCTGGGTGTCAGTAACGATGAATTCAACCAAATCATAGCGCGGCAAATGCAGGCCATCGGCTTCGGCTGGGACGTCAACGCGCAGGATATCAGGGGGTAAAAATGACCTGGCCGACAGTCACAGTTAGTCAGAAAAATCGCTACAACGGCACAACGGACGACATCGAACGCGTTGTCCTGTATGTGGGTTATGGCGACACCAACACCGGCAAAACTCAGCCGCTGAATACCGGTACCGATCTGGATAAAGCCCTGGGGGAAAGCGACAGCCTGTTAAAACGGATTGTGGCTGCAGCCGCCAGAAATGCCGGTCAGAACTGGTTTGCATACGTCCATGTGCTGCCGGGGCAAGATCCCGAAGCCGAAGGCTACGAGCCAGACGAAGACTGGATTAATGCCGTGACGCAAGCCCAGAACGCGGCATCAACGGAAGGTATTGTCCTGGCGTTTGATACTGATTCAAAAGCCACCATCAACCGCGCAACAGAAATGCGCTCAACGCTACAGGCAAAATTCGGTCGTTTCGTCTGGTTCATCCTGTCCGTGGGTGGTCCTGGGGAAACAGAGACCTGGGCCGAATATGTTAGCCGTCTGGCGACAATTGAGAATGGTATTGCATCGCCTGGCGTTCAGCTTGTACCACGCCTGTGGGGCAACGAACCCGGCGTCCTGGCGGGTCGCCTGTGCAACCGTTCGGTAACGGTAGCTGACAGCCCGGCCCGTGTGGCAACTGGCGCAGTCACGGCCCTGGGCAATGATGAATTGCCGCAGGATGGTACCGGGGTTGAGTTAGATCTTGCTGTACTGCAGGCGCTTCAGGCGAACCGCTACAGCGTGCCAATGTGGTACCACGATTACGACGGCATTTACTGGTCAGACGGCCGCACGCTGGATGTTGAGGGCGGTGATTATCAGGTAATCGAAAACGTCCGCGTGGTTGATAAAGCGTCTCGCCGCGTCCGTTTGCGTGCCATTCCAAAAATCGCAGATCGCTCGCTCAACAGCACGCCGGGAAGCATTGCAGCGCACCAGACCTACTTCGGTAAGCCGCTGCGTGAAATGGCGATCTCGACCCAGATTAATGGCGTGGAGTTTCCCGGCGAAGTGAAGCCGCCAAAGGACGGTGATATCACCATTACCTGGACCAGCAATGTTGCGGTGCAAATTTATATCGTCGTTCGACCGTATGAGAGCGCGAAAGAAATCGGCGTCAGCATCGAACTTGATACATCACTGGAGAACCAGCAATGAGCGGAGAACGCATTAGCGGCGGATCGTTTGATGTGAACTATGACGGCGTCATGATTCACGTTGAAAACGCGACCGTCACCATTACCGATAACAGCGCTGTGGCGCAAACCCGTGGCGTGCCGAACGGGCACACGAAAGGGTCGGTTTCGGCGGATGTGGAAATCGAAGTCGATTCCCAGAACTTTAAAAAGTTTACTGCCGTAGCGCGTGCTGCCGGTTCGTGGCGCGGCATCCCGGCAAAGGACTTTTTGTTCTACGCGAACGCCGGAGACGACGAAGAAAAAATCGAAGTGTTTGGCTGCGTGCCTGCGCTGTCTGACATCGTCAACATCAACCCTAACGAGGCAAGTAAAACCACGAAGAAAATTAAATTCATGGTCACCAGCCCCGACTTTGTAGCGATTGACGGCGTTTCGTACCTGTCAGCCCGCGATACGCGTGATCTGAAGGGTTAACGAGATGCCAAATGGAGAAACATCACTGCTGGCAAAATTGCTGCTGATTGGGGCCGTGATTGGCCTGGGGCAACTGATGGTCAGCAGTGAGCAGATCACAACCCGTCTGCTGGTCGGGCGGATGATTCTGGGGGCTGCGGTGGCACCGCTTGCCGCGATCCCGCTGCTGAAATTTCCCGATATGCCGGAACTGGTGGTCGTGGGTATTGCCTGCGCCCTGGGCATTCTGGGAAGCGCCTTTATTGAGGCCGGTTTAAGGCGACTGGCGGAATACTGGATGAAACGATGGGGAAGCAAAAGCCATGAAACTGAGTGAGAAACAACAACTTTTCACCGTGATGATCGCAAACCTGATCCACTTCGCGGAGGAAAAAGGGTACCGCCTGACATTTGGCGAAGCCTACCGCACGCCAGAGCAGGCCGCGCTTAATGCCAAAAAAGGCAGCGGCATTGCAAACAGCCTGCACACCCAGCGCCTTGCCGTGGATTTCAACCTGTTTATCAACGGGGAGTACCAGACCGACAGCGCCGCCTATCGCCCGCTGGGGGAATACTGGGAATCCATCGGCGGGGCATGGGGTGGCCGGTTCAGTAAGCCGGACGGCAATCATTTTTCACTTGAGCATAACGGGGTCCGCTGATGCGTAACTTGCTGGGGTTGGTCCTGATCCTGACTGCTGCAATGTCAGCAGGCTGGCAGGCGCACGACTGGCACAACGCAAAGCTTGAACTGGCCGCCAGTAAGGCGACAGAGGAAACGCGCCAGATTGTCGTGGAGGTAACGCGGCAGTCCGGCGAAGCGCTGGAAAAGAAACTCGCGGAGTTAAAAGCCAATGAGATCCACACCGAACGGGTTATCCGTACCGAAACCATTAAGCCGGTTTTTAACAATGTGTGTGCTTCTGATGATTACGTCCGGTTGTTCAACGAACTGGCGGCCAGCATCGAGCGAACCCTATCAGGAAAACCAGCTAACCCTTTGCCCGGTAAACCTGCCGAGGCTGGCAGGGCCGACAGGCAATGATTTTGACGCGGCATTAACCGCTTATCGGCAAATCTACGCCGAATGCGCCGCACGACATAACGCCCTGGTGGGCATCATTCGACAACGAAAGGAAGTAACAAAATGAGCAAGTCTAAAAAAATTGTCATGACCGTGGCGGGTGTGGGCCTGAGCTTTGAGCCAAACAAAACCGCCTACAACAACCTGATTAACGAAATGACCATGACCAATAAGGTTGCGCCTATGGCGACCTACCTGGGGCGCATTGTTGATGCCGAATCAAAAGAGGCATTAAACAAGCTGATGGAAGATTACCCAGGCTGTGAAATGCAGATCGTCGAGAAGGTCAACGAGATTTACTCACCGAAACTTGAGATCGAAGTAAAAAACTAGCGGCGCGGGTGGCGGCCATACGCACGAACGGGCTGGAGCAATACCTTGCCCTGCGCCGCTACTACCTCCCGCATGAACCTGACGACGAAGAAAGCATCGCCCGCGCCCTGTGGCTGGATGAGTATTTCGCCAAAACCAGGGCGAATAAAACGGCGGAAGGTATCGCCATTGCACTAAACGGAAACTGATATGAGCCACCTGGATTTTACGCTGAGCCTGATTGATAAGCTGACGCGGCCATTAAAAACGGCCCAGTCTTCGCTGACTGGCTTTGCCGAAAAATCGCAGGCGTCTTTTGCAAAAATCGGTATCGGTGCGGCGGCGGTATGGGGTGTTGCCCAGTCCATCGCGGGCGTGGTTGGCCCCGCGTATGAAATGAATGCTGCGCTTTCGGAAGTGGGGGCCAAAGGCGTGGCAGAAGACACGCTCAAGCGACTTTCCAGCGAGGCCCTGAAATTCAGTGTTCGCTACGGCAAAAGCGCGGTTGATGTGGTGAATTCCAGCTATGCGATGAAAGGCGCAATGGCTGGCCTCTCTGATGCCGACTTGCCACGCGTGACAGTGGCGGCCAACACCCTGGCGGCAGGTGTAAAAGCCAGCGGCGAGGAAGCGGGTGAATATATCGGCGCGATGGCATCCCGCTTCAACGCGGAATTGTCCAGCCTGGGCAATGTCAGGTTTGCCGAAGAACTGGCCGGGAAAACGGCCTACATGGTGCAAAACTTCGGCGTGAAAATGCAGACCATGCAGGAGCTTATTGAGGGCACCAAAAACGCCGGTGCTGATTTTGGCGTCAGCATGGATGAACAGTTCGCGGTGCTGGGTACGCTTTCGCGCACCCTGGGCACAGAGTCCAGCGGCATTTACGAGCAGTTTTTGCGAAGCGCACCGGCAGCGGCTGAAAAGCTGGGCATGAGCTTTGTTGATGCGACCGGCAAAATGCTGCCAATGGGCGATATTCTGCAAAAGCTACAAGATAAATACGGGGCAAGCATTGAAGGGAACGTAAAGGCCCAGCAGGCACTGGACGCGGCTTTTGGTGGTGGCGCTGATGTCATCAAAAAACTGTACGGCCAGCAAAACACCCTGAACCGCAGCATCACAGAGCTGGGGCGCAATGACGGCATGAAACGCGCCCAGGAAATGGCCGAACGTATGGCGAAACCGTGGGAACGTATCGTCGCGACGTTTTACGCCATGCGCGTGGCCCTGGGCAATACGCTGATCCCGATACTGACGCCAATGATGAACCGCGTTGCCGACGTGGGGGCGAAGTTTGCCCGCTGGCTGGAAATGTTCCCCAACATTGCCCGCTGGCTGGGTTACATCACCCTGGGCGTGTTGTCTTTCGGTCTGGCAGGTGCGGCCACTAACATTGTGATGGGCATCTTCGGATTCACTATGACAGGCCTGAGCGGAATTGCGAAAGTCCTGAATAGTGCCTGGAAAGGCCTGTTATGGACGCTGAACATACTGCGCCCGTCATTGCTGACGACCCGCATTGGTCTGGCCGCGCTGTGGATCCAGTCAAAACTGTTAGCCCTTTGGACGGGAGTTTGCCGCGTTGCGCTGGCCGCCTGGAACATCGCACTGAAAGCCGGAGCCGTTGCCATGCGTGTGTATGCCGTGGCAACCACGTTTGCCGGTGTGGCAATGCAACTGCTGACCAGTCCCATAACGCTGATCATTGCCGCGCTGGCCCTGCTGGCCGCTGGGGTGTGGTACGTCGTAACCCACTGGGAAGAACTGAAAGCGGCAGTGATGAATACTGAGGCCTTTTCCTGGGTGATGAGCGTTGCCGCGCAGGTCGGCCAGGTATTTTCCAGCGTCTGGCAATCCATCACTGACGGCTGGGCCGTGGTGGTTGCGTTCTTTGCTGGCCTGTCACCGCTGGCCTCTTTTGAAGGGTTTGCGGAAACCATCGGCGGCGTGTTCAGAAAACTTTTCGATACCCTGAAAAATACGTTTGCATCCACCTATAACTGGATTGCCGAGAAGTTAAACAAAATCCCCGGGGTCAATATCGATCTCAAAACTACGGCGCAGCCGCCAGGAGTAGATCCCGCAGGGGTGAAGTTGCCAGCCGGAGCCGGGGTTGCACCAACCGCATTACCCCCAGGCGCCGGGATGGTCCCTGCTGTCACTGAAATACCGGCACACACCGTTATTACTGATCGTGCTGCAGAGCCGCCAGCGCTGAATGCCCCGTCATTGCTGACGGGTAACAAAATTAATGCAGATATCCCACGCGGAGGCCTGATAAGCCAGGTGAAATCCGACAATAAGACCGTTGTGGATAGCCGTAAGACGTGGGGCGACACTTACATTAACGCCCCGAATGGAATTACCCCGGCCCAGTTGGCCGAATGGCAGGAGCTTAACGCCGGATGAGTACCGAACCGCTATACATCGATCTTCTGATCACTGACGGAGATTTTACCCTGGACAGCGGCAACGAACCGCAGCGATGCAATAACCGTGACAGCATCGCCCAGGACATCATTCACAGCATTCTGGAAAGTGGCGTGACCACTCGCCTGATTGGCGAACGTAGCCCGACAATGCGCGGTGATGTACTGACCCAGCTATCTCTTTTGGTGGAAAGCGATGAACGTCTTGTCCCCGGAACGGTGGTGATCACCGAAGAAAGTATTACCCGGCTGTATGTCACCGCAGAAACCTATGAGTTTGGCAGTGTGGGAACTGAGGTTAACTATGACTGAGAAACCAGACGTCGATTTTGAGCAGGTTCTTAACGACAGCGGGATGCCGTCGACAGAGGCCGAAGTAACGGCGATTTTCAAGAAAACCGTTGAGGCGGAAGGGTTCGTCACCAATACGTCGAGAATGTCCCCCTTCTGGCGGTTGATTTCGAAAATTGTCACCACGCCGGTGATGTGGCTGCGCGACGCGTTAATCAATGTAGTCCTGCGCAATATGTTTGTTGCAACGGCTACCGGGTCAATGCTGCGCCTGCTTGCCTGGGCCGTGAATATTGAAGTGAAGCCAGCCAGCCCAGCCGCTGGCCTGGTGCGATTCTTCAAGCTGAACGCGGGGGATGAGGTTGTAATCCCTGTCGGCACGATAGTGCAGACGGAACGAATCAACGGTGTGGTGTATGCCCTGGCCGTCAGCGAAGCCACGACGTTGGCCGCAGGGATTGAGAGCGGATTGGTGCCGGTCGCCGCAACCGGCAGCGGCAGCGGCTATAACCTGGCACCTGGTTATTACCGAATCCTGCCCGTTGCGGTTGCAGGCATTGCCAGCGCCGTGAATGAAGAAGACTGGCTGGTGACGCCGGGGGCCAATGAAGAAACCGATGATGAACTACGCGACCGCGTGCGCAATCAGTTTAACCTGGTAGGTAATTATCATACGGATGCCATTTACCGCAGCATGATTGCGGGCGTGGTCGGCCTGAGTGTGGATCGCATTTTCTTTTTGCATGACGCACCGCGCGGGCCAGGTACCGCAAACGCGTATTTATTACTGGATAGCGGCGAAACCTCGCAGCCCTTTATCGACGCGGTTAATGATTATGTGAATAACCAGGGTCACCACGGTCACGGCGATGATATGCAGTGCTTCCCCATGCCAGAAACCAGCCACACACTGGCGGTAACTGTGTTTGTTCAGAGCATTGAAAACATGGAGCCGGATGAACTGAGCACTTTAAAGAGCAACATCACGAACCTGATCCGGTGCGCATTTCGTGAAAACGCTAACTATGACGTGAAAAAAACATGGCCTTATTCCCGTTTTTCATTTTCAAACCTGGGCCGTGAGATTCACAAAGCGTTTCCGGTTGTTGATTCACTGAGTTTTTCACTGACCGATATCGTCAGCGAACTTTCAGTCCCGCGTCTGGCCGGGTTGACCGTGGAGATTGCCAATGACTGAATTTTCCAGACTGCTGGCCGGGCTGAGATTGCCCTCATGGATGGACCGCGGCGACCCGGCGAGGTTATTACGGGCCTGCGTAAAATTCTGGTCGCAGGTTTATGAATGGATCACCTGGCCGCTGAGACAGTTCGATCCGTTGACCTGCGCCGAACCGCTGCTGAACCTGATTGCATGGGAACGCGATATTACCCGTTTCAGGGGTGAGCCGATCGACCTTTATCGCAAGCGTGTTAGCTATGCATTTATTAATGCGCAAGGTGCCGGGGAGGTTGCCGGATTTATTGCCATCTTTGAGCGACTGGGGATCGGTTATGCCGAAATCCTGGAACGCCAGGAAGGTATGGACTGGGACGTTATTACCGTTCGGGTCACTGACAGTCAGGTTTCAGATAACAGCGACCTGCTGTTAGAAATTATTCGCAAGTATGGCCGGACGTGTCGCCGGTATCGCTTCGAAGTGATTACCACCCTGCCAGTGCATATCAATATTGGCTGGTATCAGGGTGACTATGTTTGCTGGCCCGCCACGCTGGGCGATGTAACGAACGAATCAAGCGCTACATACAGCGCCAGTTTGAAGGGATGAAATCATGTCACAGGCTGTAATTACAAAAGCATTTACCGAATGGAAAGCACAGCAGGCTATAGATAATAAGCCCGTACTGCTGGATGAGTTTATTTTTGCCTTTATCCCCGGTCTGGATGTTGATAAGCCAATTGCTAACACCGAAACCACACCGGGCGCGGATAAAATTGTACACCGTCAGGCGGTCAGTAAGTCAGGCGTGGTGAACGGTAATTCCGTTGTTTACTCCGTGACGCTGGGCGCGGATGTCGGGGACTTCGATTTCAACTGGATCGGCCTTTCAAATAAAGCAACCGGCACGCTGGCGATGATTATTCACGCGCCAACGCAGCGAAAAATCAAAAATGCCAGCGGCCAGCAGGGCAACGTCCTGGTGAGATCCATGCTGATGGAATACAGCGGAGCGCAGGCGGCAACCAATATCACTACGCCCGCAGAGACGTGGCAGATTGATTTTACCGCCCGACTGGCTTCTATGGATGAGCGCCAGCGCCTGGAGAATATCGATCTGTATGGTGCGGCAGCGTTTTTTGATGCCGGTTACCTGGTTGATAAAAGCGGCACTCAGTATTTTGTCACGAAAGGCGCGGGTTACGTTGCCGGGTTACGCACTGAACTGGCCGCAAACCAGAATATCGCTGTATCAACGAAGCCGGTAAAAGTCTGGCTGGATGTGTCATGGTCGGGAACGTTAACAAGCGAATGGACCGTGAAAAGCAAAATCACGGTAGCCGCGAATCTTGCCAATTATGTGGAAAATGGCAGTCAGCATTATGTGTTTGCACTGGCGAGCATCGACGCAAATGGAAATATTACCGATCTCCGCCCTGCCGGTGGACTGGCTGACCAGGCGTTAAAGGCGCATGAAAAATCGCGCAACCACCCTGACGCAACGACTACCGAAAAGGGTTTCACAAAGCTGAGTAGTGCAGTGGATAGCACTTCGGAAGCATTGGCCGCAACACCGAAAGCGGTTAAAGCAGCCTATGACAAAGCAAAGGCCGCAGACGATAACGCAAACACACGGGTACCACTTACGCGAAAAATTAACGGCCATGCGCTATCAACTGATACTGATATTTTGCCCGGTGATATTTTTAAACTCTCAGTGGGCATTGGTGGCGGTGCGGATTTAAATGATTACATCGCGCCGGGGTTGTATTTCCAGGCCGCGAACGCTCAAGCCGCTACTGGGACAAATTATCCTGAGCCAAACGCGGGGTCACTTGAGGTTTATAAACACGCTGGCTTTACGCAGATCTACCGGATTTATAGTAATTCCCGGTCATACATTCGCACGATGTATAACGGAACGTGGTCAGCCTGGACAAAGCAGTATGATGCGGAAAACAAACCGTCTCCTGCGGACATCAATGCCGTAAACAAAGGCGGCGACACAATGACGGGGCTGTTAAAAGTTAATGCCGAAGTGCAATCTGCTTCCGTTAACAGTTACCGCATTGTATACGGCGATTACGGCACATTCTGGCGTAATGACAGTAATAATCTTTATCTGATGTTGACTAATAAGGGCGATGCCTATGGTACTTACAATTCCTTACGCCCTTTTCGGATAAGTCTCTCAACAGGCGGAGTGCAAATTGAAACGCCCCTTTCGGTAGTCAACACCATTTATGCCGATAAAGATGTGACTGCAGGTTATAGCGATTCATTTATGTGGACGCAGCAGTACAACACAAAAGCACCATTTTTTAACTCTTACTCTGCGGTATCAGGCGCAAGCGAATATCACCCGGCAGTAAAACAGAGAGCATCTATTGCAGGTGTTAACTCCTGGGCTTTTTCAATGGGTTCGCTTGTTTCCGGGACCGATCTTTCATGGCATCTGCACATGAAAGGCAGTGGCGTCCAGGACATTAATTACAAATGGGATACCAGCGGTAACTTTTACGCACCTGGGCAAATATCTCCGGGTAATTACACCAATTTTGACCAGCGCTATTACACCAAAGCCCAATCGGACGCGGGGTATATGGCTAAGACTAGCGCATATACGAAAGCAGAAAGTGAAGCACGTTATCAGCCTAAAGGAAATTACACCCCGGCAGGGCAGGCTTATACGAAAGCCGAAAGCGAGGCGCGTTATCAGGCAAAAGGTAGTTACGTTACCGGCGTTCGTCTTGGTGCATCGGCTGAATATCAGGAGCGCGGAAATAGTGAGCGCATGGCTGGCGGCGTGATGACGTCATTTGCTGACCGGGGGAGTTCTAATTATTGGGTCCGACTTCGCCCGCTTCAGTATCAGATTAATGGTGGTTCGTGGGTTACTGCGGCCTACGCATAAGGGCAATGATTATGATGTTGATGAAAAATTTTACCGCAACGGCTAAACAGATGGGTGATATTTCAGTCCTGGTATTCACCGATAAAGAAGGTAATGACTGGTATGAATCTCAGAGCAAATTTTCACCCACCAGTCTGAAATTCATGTTTGACGAGAACGGGATCATTATCGCTGCGTCGTGGGATGTTTCGATGCTTGCCCCTGAAAATTTATCGGTTGCTGAAGTGCGCAAAGCCAGCGTCCCGGCGACATTCTTCGATCCGGGTACACGCTGGGTGTTTGATGGTAAAAAAATCATCCCGTTTGTTTATAGCCAGGAAGAACTACAGCAACAGGCCGAGGAAAGTCGCGAGCAGTTACTGAGTGAGGCGAAAGAACAAATCATTGTGCCTCAGACCAAATTAATGACCGGACGCACGCTGACAGACTCGCAATTAAACACGCTGAATAGCTGGCTGGATTATATCGACAAGCTGGAAAGCCTGGACACCACAGTATTACCCGTTATCTGGCCGGAGGTACCGCAGTAATGTGGCAGGAATCGGTTATCAGGATTGCCGATGATATGGCAACGTTAAGTTGTTCGATTATTCCGGCGCATCCGTGGGTGTATGGGCTGGGCCAGTCTGCGGATTCTGGCGGATATCTAAGTCCGGCTAACGCGCTTGGATATCTGGCGGGCAAACTGGCATCCAGCAGTGGAAGCGGAGACGTGATCGTGATGATGGTCGCTGAAAATACCCATAATGCGTTTATGAATGCCCTGAAAAACCTTGCCACGGTCTTTCCGGCCCCCGTTTTTACCCAGGTAAGCCGAATTGCCGACGCGGCGGCGAAATTAAGCACGGTAAAAATGCAACTTCCTTCCAAAGCGAATTTGCTTCCGGTCGCCGCGCCGTTGTCTGTGTCCACTAACCGTTTAGCGGTGAATGCGCAGCGTGTAGCTGCCGCACAGCTTGCGGCAGCCATACCGACAAACATCACAGCGTTACAAAGTCAGATTGCCGGTTTCGTTCAGGAGCGGGCAAGCCTGCTTAATTCGCTGAGCCAGTCACTGGATGAATTGAAGGGGGCCAGCGCTAAGATTTTATCTTTTAGATACACAGGAACCCATCGCGGTGCCGCTGGGGAGTTATTAAAAAATATCCCCCGAACTACCGCCGTACACACGGCGGCAACGTTGTTTATTGGCGATTCACTATCAGACTTAGGAAAAATGATCCATGAGCCAGACCGCGCTACTGGCGCTTAACGGCGAAGGCATTACCATGCAAAACATGCTGGTTTCCCCTTCGATGCAATTTCAGGAAAAAGACCAGTCCGGGCAGACATCGAGCACGACCAATTCCGAACAGGGTATCAAAGCCAAAGAGTTGCGCGTGTCGGGTCTGGTGACGTTTGACGATGAGGCAGTTTTGCAGCGTCTTTTCCAGTTGGCATCCGCCACAGAAACCAGCGGAGCACTGAAAACATATCGTGTAGCCAATGCCACCGCCGCGGCTATTAATTTTCGCGAAGCCACTTTCACCGGTCAGATTGATGCCGTTCCCCAGGAAGACCGTCTCGCCTGGCAGGTCAGTTTTACGTTGCGAGAAAAAAACAGCGTACCGGAAAAGCGCCAGGCGCGAAAAGGCAACGCCACGGCCAGCACAAAGCAAACCGGCACGGCGGGCGGTGGTGGTGTTTCCGCCGCAGACGAGCCAGCGGACAAAATGTCCTGGTTTGAAGAAAAGGTCCTGAAACCTGTAAATGACGCGCTGGGGTAAGCCATGAAACCAATAAAACGCCTTTTCCTTTCCAGCGATCCGATCCACATGGTGGATTGCAATGTCGTGCTTGAGTTGAACGCCTGCGGGCGCGGATTCATCACTGCCAGCACCGACATCGATTACACCGGAAAAGTGGTTCGTGTGGATGTGGGTTATGACGGGCTGGTCCTTCGATGGTTCACCGGGTACGTCGAACGGTCACAGCCTGCGGATAATGGCACATGCCGTTTGTTCGTTCGTGAGCTTGTCGGGATATTCGATAAGCTTTGGCCGTGTTCTTTCCAGCATCCCACGTTAAGGCAGATCACTGACTGGATTACCGAGCAAAGCGGGCTAACCGTTGCCCCGCCTGCCGGTGCTGCCTATGCGGATAAGCCAATCCCACACTTTACGCACAGCGGAACCGGATATCAGCTTTTAGCGACCCTGGGCCGCGCATTTTCAATAACGGATTACATCTGGTATCAGTTACCGGACGGCGCGGTTTTCACTGGGGCCGCAGCGGATAGTCTTTTCGCTGGAAAGCCCGTGGAGATCCCGCACGAGTTTAGTCAGGCATCCGCAGCCGGTAATTCAATGGTTGTGCCGATGATTCAGAGCCTGCGCCCAGGTGTTGAGGTTAACGGCCAGCGCTTAAACCAGGTACAGCTAAACAATGATGATATGACTATCACCTGGTTGCCGCGTAACAAGGCCACCGGGAAGCCATTGCAAAAATCACCCATTCAACGACAGATCGAAAGCGCATATCCGGAACTGGCTTCCGGGCTGCATTTGCCGAAACTCGCCAGGGTTGAAGCCCCTAGCGAAGATGTTTCCGGGGGTGATATTGCAGACCCATTCCGCCCACGTTATGCCGTGGATCTGCAATTGCTGGACGAAGACGGCAACGCGGCAGCCAATACGCCGGTTTATTCTGCTGTGCCGCTGCCGGTCCCTATGGCGGGCAGTGAGTCGGGAATGTTCCAGTTTCCACCGCCCGGCACGCTGGTTGAAGTGGGATTCGTGGAGGGCCGGCAGGATAAACCGTTTATCCGTCAGATAATGCCCCAGGGGCATAACCTGCCAGCGGTGAAGCCTGGCGAACAGTTACAGCAACAGCGCGATGGTGTCTCGCAGCGCGTGACCGTTGCCGGTGACTGGGTGCGCCAGACTGACCAGACGATAAGCGAAACATCAATGACGCGGGAAGTGACCGCCGATGATGAAAAGCGGAAACTGGTTGCACGCGAAACGACCGTCCAGGCAACAGATAAAACAACCGTGCTGGGAACGGTCACGCTAATGGCCGGTGCGGTTGTACACATAAGCGAGGGTGATTACAGTATCGGCACGTCCGGCAATCTGACGGTGACCTGCAGCAAGGATAATTCTGTCAGTGTTGGCCAGAACGTAAAACGCGATATAGGCGGTAAGCTGGAAGACAACATCAAAGGCAATACCAGTCTTATTGTGGGTGGTGCGCTTACAGAAAAAATCACAGGCATTCGAAAGAGCGTTGCCGCTGCGCAGGAGCTGATCGGGGCATCCGTTAAGCTGGGCAGTGAGCAAATCAACGTCCTGACGTTGCTGACTGACACCCTTGATGTGGTCCACGAACTGGCGCAGATATGCGCGTCGCACACGCACCCAAGCGTTGGCACCAGTGGACAGGCATCACAGTTCACTGGAACCGCGACAAAAGCGAGCAATTTAAAAGCAAAATACAGCCCCCTGATTGCCTGACAGAAAGCAGGCAAAATCCCCCACGTCACCAGACGCCACAGAACGCCCCACATTAAGCGCAGAAATCACAGGCCGACAACGTTCGGCCTTTTTTGCATTCGTTCAACCACGCCCCAGAGACGAAGCGACAGAACGCAGACGGAAGCGGATCCGAGACGGAAACGGCGCTACACCGCACCCGCCTGCGGTATTTGGATCATAAAAATTTTGCAAAAGAATTTTTGCGCAAAGCAACCCGCCAGCCCGCGCCGCCGCTGGGCTTCTACGGTCTGCTGGCGTTTGCACTCCGCGCAAGGATTTGCAGCGCTTTGCAAAAGTTGCCGACCAGTCAGCGCCTAACCGATTGGTTAACATGATGTTTTTAAAAGGATCGTTTTACTTTCCGTCACGATCAAAAGTGCGCATCAGTCGTTTGGGTTATTTTCTCTGAATGGCCTGAAAGCCTTGCAGCGCAAGGAGTTGCGAGCAATGGCGGATATTTTTATTTTTGCAAAACCCCGCGCACAACAGGAGAAAAGATCTGCGGTTGCTGGCCGCCGCTGCGCCCGCAAAATACGTCTGTTATTTGCGCCTTTTGCCGCTTCGCCTGATCGGTAATGACGATCAATTACTGATAATTGATCTACAAAAGCAATTGGACGAATGCCAGCACAAGCCATAGGGTTATCGCAAAAATAACGACAGGCCAACACCATGAAAGTATTGGGTTTAAAATTTTGCCGAGACTGCAACGTCCGGCGTTCGCTTCTGGAAAGACTATTCCCGCTTGATGTCGAACGTTGCGACAAATGCCACTACGCGTTTATCAGGTCAATACGAGAGCGCCGGGAGTAAACGAAGAATCACCAAAGACCAGCCAGCAGGCTGGTTTTTTTTACCCATAAGAAAGGCCCGCAGTAGGCGGGCCTGATATAGTCAAATTTCGATGTGTGGACGATGTGTGGACATCGTTAGAAACAAATCCTTTTGTTTCATGGTTTTGCGTCTAAAATTAAAACAGCAATGCTGGCTTTTACAATATAATGCATGGTTACTGTTTATCAATGACTTACATATAACACCTTTAAAAAACAGTAAGTTAAAAAAGGCTGTAACCGTCTGGAACCGTTTCAAAAACCCCGAAGTGTGGACGCAATGTGGACACTCCGGGGAATTCAGAATTTACAGCGATACGCCTCCCGAAAGTGGATTCAATGCCACGGCATTTTGCAGATATTCCGGCGAAAGGTGCGCATAGGTCATCGTCTGCTGGATGCTTGCATGACCCAATATTTGCTGTAATGCAATGATGTTGCCGCCGTTCATCATGAAATGACTTGCGAAGGTATGCCGCAGAATATGCGTTGCCTGATTTGGTGGGATGTCGGGCTTGACCATCTTCAGGGTCTTGCAAAAACTCCCATAATCGACGTTGAATAAATTCCCGCTGGCCTTTTCCTTGATCATCTTTTCCAGTTCGTCAGAGATCGGAACCGTGCGTTTTTTCCCGTTCTTCGTTTTCAGGAACGTAACGCGCCCGTTTACTATTTGTGCTGGTTTCAGTGTTACGAGTTCAGACCATCGGCCACCCGTACTTATCCCCAGTAGCGCGACAAGTAGATCATCACCGGAGAAAGAATTCAGCAGTTGCGAAATTTCTGCTTTGTCCAGGAATGCCATTTCCGGGTTAGCTTCTGCCAATGGTGGCAGGCCATGAATTGGGTGCACTCCGGCAAACTCTTCAAGCTGGATCAGTTTGGAAAACATGCCAGAAAGGCGGAATAAGTCACGGTTAATGGTCGATGCACTGACCCCGTCGCGCAGCCGCATGGAACGGTAATCCATTAGTATTCGTTTGTTTAGCCTGGTTACTGGGATGTCGCCCATGTCACCGATAGTCTTAAGCAAATGATTAAACTCCTTCGTTCCACGTTCATGGTTCTGGCCGTAGTATTTCCACCATACATCCAACAATTCTAAGAGCGTTCGCCTATCTGCCCGTTGCCCAGCCCATTCTTTAGTGTTGGCGTTCGCCAGCGTATAGCGCTCAAAGGCCAACGCTTCGGCTTTCCTTTCAAACTTCCGGCGAATGCGACGTCCTTCGCGCCCGCGCGGTCTGATGTCCACTTCATATCGACCATCATCGAGTCTCTTAATGCTCATAAGACCCTCCGATTTATCGACAGATTTTTAGATCTGGTTTTTGGTTTTAACCCAGTTCTATCGACTGCTTTCTTGTCCTTGTGCCTGTCATACATAGCAACAAGTAAACAAGATTTGAAATAAATATAAGCCTGGTTAATTGTTAGCCAGTTTTGCGGCCTGAGGGTGACGAGGTTGTTTCGTCTTGCCCAGAGTGTGCGACGACCGGACTAATTTGCCCGGCTTCTGGTGCGGTTTCGTCTGTCATAATCCAGAGCGTATATTTTTTGAATGGTGGGGCATTTACGATCTGCTTCACAATTTGTAAACCTGGCTCCTTATGACCCCCTTCATAATTCTTTAAAGAACTAAGCGCCACGCCGCTGATTTCGCAAAATTTTGCTTGTGTTAGCCCTTCTGCTTTCCGAATTGCGCGGAGTTTCTCCGATGTTTTCATTTGACATGGTTCCCCAATGGAGACTATATTTGCCTCGAATGGTACCCAACCGGATACCATTTTAGGCGCGAGTCCAGCGCCTCAGGAAGCATCCTGAACCGTTTTAAAGCCGCTGGATCCTACAAGGTTATCATGTAACCAAATGAGAAAGGAGAGTGTTATGGAAGCGAACGACTACGTTATCCAGTACCCACTTGATGCTGTACATCCTGATAAGTTCGCGGAATTGCTGGGGAAACCTCGCACCGCCGTTCAAACGATGATTGAAAAAAACAAACTGCCGGTTGTTGAATTCCGCGATCCGACCAAACCAAAAGCACGCGCTGGGGAAAAGCTGGTCTTTGTTCCTGAGTTTAATCGCGGCGTTCGTGAAGCGTTTTACAACCGCCCGGTTGAACAGCGCGACGCATGGCTTTTATGGATGGGGCTGTAATTATGACAACACTGACGACAAGCCCTTCTTTCGCCAGCCTGTTAACAAAAAGCCAGCAGGTAACACACCGCGCCCACACCCGTGGCTGGATTGAAACCCCTGACGGTCGTTTCTTCCAGCCAAAGGCGGCCGACGTGCAGTTCATTAAACATTGCCGTTTGCCCTTCATGACGCGCCCGCGCAATAAACGCCGCTGGTTCGCCCGTCTTATGGGCATCTTCGCTTAGTTCTGGTGAGGTGGATATGTTCATGGATAAAACGGGACAGCAACCGGGCCGCCGCAGTTTTCTGGAACAACGCGCCCGACTGCAAGCCAGTTTGAACGCCAACCGCGTGAACGATACGGCAACCCGCTTCAATCGCCTGGATGAAACTCGCAAGAAAGTGGTTTTCATCCTGGCGAATGATGCCGCCAGCCGCGTGGCCGGTTTACCACAACTGACCCGCCGCCACCTGAATTTAGCTTTTGCTGATCTGACTGAAGCGGAACAAACCTGCCTGATGATGGGGATTAAGCGCCTTTCAGAGTTCGCCGCGTCAATGCCGTGGGAATTTGAGGACTACGCCGCGCCCCGCGCTGAAATGCAGGCTTTACGTGACAAGCCGCCAGAGCCAGACAAACCAACCAATTAACAAATAACTGACCACAAAAAAGAAACAGGCGCTAACGCGTCGGGCTTCTTGCACCCTGGAGAAAGTAAAATGATTCGTTCGCTTGTGAAATGGCCTGGTGGTAAAAGCCGCGTAATTCCCGATCTGCTGCCCGTACTGCCTAAGGCGGATTGCCTGGTTGAACCGTTCGTCGGCGGTGCTTCTGTCTTCCTCAATACTGAATATCGCCGTTATATCCTGGGTGATATCAATCCCGACCTGATTAACCTTTACCGCCAGATAACGCGCTGGCCGGATGCGGTGATTAACGCCGCCCGCCCGTTGTTTAAGGTGTATGGCGATAAAGACGGTTATCAGTGGGTCCGGGATGATTTCAACGCCCGTGCCAGAGATAATCTTTCTTCACGTGAAGTTTTCGAAAACGGCCCGGACGCGGGCAAGATCCTTCGCGCTGCGCAATTCCTTTATCTGAATCGCCACGGCTATAACGGCGTTGTGCGCTACAACCGCCAGGGCGGATATAACGTTCCCTTTGGTAAGCATAAAACCCCGCCTTACTTCCCCGAAGAACAGATCCGCTTGTTCTCTGAAAAGGCCAACGACACGAAAGCCGTTTTCGTTTGTTGCGACTACCAGAGCACATTAAAAATCATGATTGGCAGCGATGCCGTTATCTACTGCGATCCACCGTACCTGCCAGCGAGCGAAACAGCCAATTTTACCCAGTACCACACCGCCCCGTTTGGTGAGAAACAACACCGCCAGTTAGCTGCGGCCCTGCTGGCTGCCAACCGCCTGACTGGTTCGCCGGTGATCCTTTCAAACAGTGATACCCCCGCCACCCGCGATATTTATCGCGCTTTTAATTTTCAGGAAATCAGCGTTAACCGTTCAGTGAGTGCGAACGCCATTACCAGGGGAGCCGCCAGCGAGGTGATCGGCGTCCTCAAAGTGTGCGACGGCTGCGGGCGTGCCGGTGGCGGTTGCTGCCCTGATTGCGGCCCAGTAATGGGGAATGCGACATACAAAGAAATGATCGCGACGGCTGCGGCGAATGGTGTGGAGGTTTTCCAGTGACTACCCGTTTGCAGATTTCATGCGCCGCACCGCTGTGCGTAAGCAAGCGTGCAACCGCTGAATTAAGCCAGTACGTGAAAGGTCGGAGAAATTTTTCCCGCATTGCGCCACATCATTACCTGGTGATCCGTCTGGGTTGCCGCTGGCGGTTGTTGAGTAAGGACGGCGGCAAGGTCTGGTCATTGCTGACCCACGAAAAGTACAACGTGGAAAGTAAGAAATGACGGATTTCGCCTGGCCCTGGAATAAACCTCGCCCCTCTATCGGGGCGTTTACCTTTGAATCTGCAAAGCTCGCCCCGCTCGCCGGGGCGGTGGCGCATCATCCTGCCGTTGAAAAGCATATCGACCGACTTATCAAACGCGCCGGTTATAACCCGGCTGAGGTTCGCAATCGGGGAGCGCTGATCCATGCGCTGGACAAATACGAGCCGCACGGCCTGCCGTTAGCCGTACATCAAGAAATGGTCAGAAAAGACATGGACGCCGCAAAGGCCGCCGCAGCCGCATGGGCCAGCACGCCGGAAGGTGTGGAGGCCCGTTTGTTGTCTGAGCCGTTTTTTATCCGCGAAGTCTGGCGCAAAAAAATCGACTGGTTACGCGCCAACCGTGAAGCCCGACACATTAATGATTTTCTTATGGGGACCGTGAAAAAATCATTACTGCGTCTTGATGTCGTGCGCAGCAAACAAGGCGTTGCGACAGACGTTAACAGCGAACTGGCCGCCTACTGGCATGGCCGCTGGCAACGCCTGGCAGATTTCACAAAGCGGGAGGCATTAAGCGCTGCGCATGAAATTGCTAACCGCCTTGCTGAAATGCTTGAAACCGAATGCGCCGCTTTGGGCCTGACCGCCGAGGGCATGAGCATTGAAGAACTGGACTGGATTTATTGCCACCTGGGCCGCGAAATGCTGGCCTTGCGGATTGTGCCTCCGGCATGGACAGCGCCGTGGGAACGTGAGCGGATCTTTACTGCCATTCTGCGTATGTGCTCGCCGGACTGGTGGGGTCGCAAAATCTGGCGTCTGCGCTGTGACTGGCGCGAAAACCAGTTGCGTGCAATCGGCGCAGTTCATCGCAAGGCCCACGCCTATGTAAGCGCTTCAAGCCTGGTTGAGTGGCAGGAACAGCGCCGGAAGAACCGCGAATTTTTCAAGAGTCATGAGCTTGTCGACGAAGACGGCAACGTTTCATCGCTTGAAGATATGATTAACAAGTCCACATCCAATCCGGCGATCCGACGCCATGAGCTAATGGCGCGTATGGCTGGCGTGGAGCTTGTCGCACAACAGCGCGGCGATGTGGGCATCTTCCTGACCATCACTTGCCCGTCCAAATATCACAGCAATGTCGAATCCGGTCACCATAACAGCAAGTGGAATCACACCACCGTTGCCCAGGCGCAGCGGTATTTATGCCGCGTCTGGAACCGCGCAACCGCCAAACTGAAGCGTGAAGATTTACGTCCCTATGGTTTCCGTGTCGCAGAGCCACACCACGACGGGACGCCACACTGGCACGCCCTGTTATTCATGCCGCAGGCGGAAGTAAAAGCCACGGTCGCAATATTGCGCGAATACTTCACCAAAGAAGACCGCGCCGAACTGGGCCGCAATACCGGCGCTCGCTTCAAGTCCAAAAAAATGGACCCGCGCAAAGGGTCAGCAACGGCCTATATCGCGAAATATATTTCCAAAAATATCGACGGCCACGCGCTGGCCGGTGAGCTGGACGACGAGACGGGCAAGCCGCTGAATGAAACGGCCAAATATGCAATGGCGTGGGCATCGCTTCACCGCATCCGTCAGTTTCAGCCGCTGGGCCAGCCGCCTGTGTCCGTTTATCGCGAACTGCGCAAACTGAGCAACCAGCTAACCAGCCAGCGCAAAATTGCGAATACCTTCAAACGTGGCGCGGCAATGCTGGCCGATCCCGAAATGGATGCGGTCTGCGCCGCCGCCGATGTGGGTTGCTTCGCCACATACATATTGCGCCAGGGCGGTGTGTTGATCCCGCGTGAAAACTATGTCGTCCGCCTCGCCTATCAGCCAGCCGATGAAATGAATGCTTACTGTGAGATCCCGGAAAAGGTCTTCGGGGTCTGGTCGCCGCGCCTGGGCGATGCCTCCCGCATTTGCACGCGTCTGGTTAAGTGGACAATCCGCGCCAAATCTAAAGCCGCCACCGAGGCCAAAAGTGGCCCCGGTTTGGGGGTTGACCTTTTGCCGTCGCCAACCGGCGACGCTTGGAGTTCTGTCAATAACTCTACGGAAGACGAAAAAATCACCGATTTTGCGCCAGACGTGGAGGATGTGACAGACGATTCAGAGGAAGAAATGGTCGATTTTGAAAACATGGACGCAGCAACGCGGCGCAAGCTGGTTCGCCGCTTGCGAGAAGGACCCGTCAGGAGAGTGAAAGCGGCTTCACCGTATGACCCGGGCAGTGAACTGGATGTCGCCTGGCGTGCTGCAGTGGAGAAAATCAACACAAAATCGGCAGAGGAAAGCGTCAGGCGGGCCGCGCTCGCGCCCGCGGTTGCCAGTTTGCAGGAGGATGCCGCCCTTTATGGGCTGGACGTTTCCGAAGCCCAGGCAATTTCACTGCTGAAAGGCAGCAGGCTGGAAATTAACGGGCAGGTTTACCGCGCCAGTTCGGACGGCGAGTTAATCACACGTCAGCAAAACGACGGATCCGGCACGGTAAATAAGTTATGGGAACGAATGAGGGATAACCACGGCGTGGATGTGTTGCGGTTGCGGTTCGATCCAGTTGGTGAATACAGAAAAATGGTGGCCGCCGCTGAGAGTCAGCCACCGAAACGATAAATAAATCTCGCTGGCCGTCGCAACTGGTTGCGATGGGCGGCGGGATTCTGCGGGTGCGGGCGGCAAAGAGTCCGCGTCTTTTCAAAGGAGAGGCAAAGTGAGAATCAGGGTTTGTTTTAACAACAGAAGAAATACTGTCATGGGTGTGGTGACCGGCTGGCGCTGGGAAAAGTCGTCGATTAAGGTCGTGACAGAAAAAGTAATTGATACCTGGTGTAAAGGTGGCGTGGGTGTTGGGAAGCCGTCAATGCTGGGTCTTAGGTTCAGGGTGGTGATTAACGGCAATTGCAAATGAAAAAGCCCGCTGATGCGGGCTTCTTTTATGCGGTCTGTCCGTTGAGCAGGTCCAGTGCGAACTGGCGTTCTTCTGGCTTGAGCCTGTCAATCAGGAATTTGACCAGCTTGTTACCGGTCAGCCCGCTGGGGCTGAGCGTGTGAGAAAACGAGGCGTTAAACACAAACGTGTGGCCGCATTCAACTTCGGTGCACGCGCAGTATAAATCCGCCAGTTTTTTATCCTTCCAGTCAGATTTACGAATGATGGCCGGTTGACCGCATTCAGGACATTTAATTTTAAAAACTCGCATGTTCACCACCCCGCACGCCATTGCTAACAATGGGGATGATTTTAAACTAATTACGTTCATTTTTCGCCCTTATCGGCATCAATGACCGGCAATTCAACATCAAAATTAAGGTGTAAGCGCGGCGGGATTTCCGGGTCATTGTTAACACCATTCATAAATTTACGCTGCAGCGGGATAACTTCGTCTTTCCGGTAGGTCGTGCGGGCGGTTTCAGGGTTACCCATTACCGCGCCGTTCGTCGGGATGATGCCCGCCAGCCCTGCCGGGAAACGGTGCGCGGTAAAGATATCCTGCGCGGTGATCCCTTTGATGTTCTGGAATTCGTCCTTTGCGCTGACTTCCCCCACCGGCAGGATTTTGACCCCATCCGGGTCGCCTTTCGGGATGTTGATAAACATGTTGCGGAAGTTGCCCAGCCCTTTGGACTGCGCAATCTTGTCTTTGATTTCGTTTTCCATTTCCAGCGTTAAATTTGGGTCGCTGGTATACAGAATAAAGCCCATATGCGCACCGTTGTTGTAGTAGCGGCGGCGGAAGATGGTCGCTTCGCTGTTAAGTAAAACGGAATGGATCCCGCCGATGTAATCCGGCAGGCCGTAGACCTGCTGACGCGGGTCATACATTTTAAAGAAGACAATGTCTTCCGGGTCATAAATCAGCGCTGGTCCCTCCTGAAGAATGGCGAACGTTCCGTCTTTCCGGCAGCGCAGATAAAGCGACGGCAGCGGCAGCAGGTCGATCACCTCCCCGAATACGTTACGAATTTTCAGGATTGCGACGTCGCCAAACAGCAGATAATCAAAGACCGCTTGTTCGACCTGGTCCGGCGTCAGACCGCCGCTGATATAGCCACCGGCAACCATATTGCGCCGTGCATACAATACGCCACCATGCTGGCCGTTAAGGTTCGGCAACTGAGCCAGCGCCAGCCGGTCAATCGGAAGCCGCCAGTGATCCGCCTCGTTGTCATACCAGATATTGTGATAATCGGTGCCGGTCGTCAGGATGGGTTCCGGTTCGCCAAAGGTGATCACGCTGCCGCGCCCTGGCGTAAACGCTTCAACGTTGTTGCCGGTCGTTGCCCTGAATTTTTTCGCTTTACGCTGTTTCTTTGTTGTCATGCTGCATTCCCAAAAGCCCAGGTCGATGGGCGTTCAAATTCGTGATCGATAGGTTCGTTTATTACGGCGTGTGAGATAGCAAAGAAAACGTCCGCGTGGCCGGTTGCGTCTGAGCGTTCGGCAACGAACGTCAGTTCATTGCCGCTTTTTGTAGTGGTGCGCCGGATAGCCATAAACGACGCCGGAATTTCTACGCGCTCTTTGCTGGCTTCGTCTATGGCGTCTTTCGCCCATTCAATGCGCTTGTGTTCCACAACGTCGATCATCTTCCACACCAGGCGGTTTTTACTTTCAACGCTGTATCGAATGGCGGTTGCTTCGCGTGGGGCAAACTTGCTGACCAGGTCATACACGTTTACGCCGATGCCGGTTGTGTCGATCCCGATATAGGTAATATTGAAGCGGCGCATAAGCTGCCGGATCTGGTCGGCCTGCCAGCTAAAGTTAAAGCCCTGCCATTGCCAGCAGGCCAGCACGCGGAAGCGTTCACCGTCGTGAATGGGTGGCGCGATTATCACAAAAGTGGAGTTGTCGCCGGAGCGCGACGGGTCGAAGCCCGCCCACACTTCGCGGTTTCCAAATGGCCGCGCGGCGGTCGGGTCAAAATCGCCCCACGTGGCCCGGTCCACTTCACAGCCAACCAGTGCGGAGAATTTGAAGACCGCGTCTTTGCTGTCAACAAACTGGCACATGTAAAGCATGGCGAACGCGGTCGGGTTGTATTTGTTGCGCAGTCGTTCGATATCGACGAGCGCACCCAGCCCGCCCTTGATGGCGTCTTCCATCGTGATGATGTAACGCCAGATCCCATCCGGGCAGATGATGCCCTGGCGCATAGCGTTTTCTTTCGGAAACTCAATCCCTTTACGCTTAGGATCGTCGCCGCGCCATTCCTCGCCAGTCCATACCGGGTACGCCTGGTGCGTTTTCGCGCTGGGCGTTGAAAAGTAGGTCGTCCGGTACTTGTTATGCGTCGCCATTGCGCTGGCGACTTCATGCAGGCGCGTGAATTTCGGGATCCAGAAGACTTCATCACCGTAAAGGTGGCCGTTAAAGCCCTGCGCGGTGCTGGCGTTTGTGGACAGAAAGCGCAGGATTGCGCCGTTGCTGAGGCGAATATTTTTGCCGGTCAGCGTGATGCCGAAATGGTTTTGTGCAATCTGGACGATGTATTCGCGGAAGATTTCCGACTGTGCGCGGGATGCGGAGAAAAAGACCTGGTTGTCACCGCTTATGACGGCATCTTCGAAGGCTTCCCACGCAAAATAGTAGGTCATGCCAACCTGGCGGCTTTTAAGAATAAAGCGCCAGTCTTCGCCTTTGTGCTCGCGGCAATGTAGCTGATATTCGAACAGATGTTCCCGCGCCCAGGTGTCGAGCATTTCAGGCGTCAGGCCGGAAACGTCGTTTTTCTTATACCGGCGCTTTCCTTCCCTTTCCCCAGGTTCACCGCCTGCGCTACTGAGGCAGTAACCTTCCCCGTCATAAGAGGCTTTTTTGGCCTGAATTTCGGCCAGCTTTTCGGCGTGCTTATTACGCTGCGCCATCAGCTTGACGTGATGGGCAATCAGATCACGCAGTTCTTCCAGTTCAAGGGCCGTTTTTTTCTCACGGCGGGAGAGCTGGTCGATGCGGCGGGCGATGACATTTTCCACTGATTCGACAGGCAGCAGTGATGCCCACTCTCCGACGTCAGCCCAGTGGTAAATGGTACGCGGGGGAATATTCAATTCCTGCGCAATATCTTTCGGCGTCCAGCTTTTAATGTAAAGCGTGCGGGCCGCTTCTTTTAATTCATCGGAATATTTAGCCATGAGGCTATTATGACGGGATTATTTAACCATATTGATAATTAAATATCGGTAAAAGGTGGCTAACCACTTATAACCGAATACATAAGAAATAAAGCGGTCGCGCAGTTTTATTTAATTGGCAATACTGACCATCACAAACGAATTGTTTTATTCATTCCATTATTAAAGGTCAGTTATGACGCAACCCAGTTACCGAACTGATTGGATATGCATTGCCACATCCGGGCAGGCCGTGGACGGTCGCACCATCGAAACGCAATGGTTAATTGACGCTGCGGAAACCTATTCCCGTAAAACCTACACGGCGATGATTTGGCCGCATCACCCGCAATACGATATCAGCGAGCGTGAATTTACCTGTAACCTGGGCGAAGTCGATGCGCTAAAAGTTGAGACGGAAGGTGATGTCACAAAATTGTATGCCCAGTTAATACCGAATCAATTTTTAATTGATGCCAACCGCATGGGCCAAAAGCTTTTTACGTCTGCTGAATTCGTCACTGATTTTGCAGGAAGCGGACGCGAGTATCTTTTCGGGCTGGCCGTTACGGATATTCCGGCAAGCCTGGGAACTGAAAAACTTAAATTCGTATTGGCTGGAGAAGAAAAGGACGCGGAACGCGGAAGCCTGGAAACATTCAGCCTGGGTAATTTGCAAACACGCAAGCCTGAAAAAAAAGATTCTTTCTGGTCGAAATTATTTTCGGCCCGTAAAGAGTTCACGCCAACACCAGAACCTAACACCGACAAGCCCAACGAGGGCGAGGAACAGAAAATGGAAGAGTTAAAAGCCCTCATCCAGCAACTGCTGGATTTAGTCAAAAGCGGCAAAGACGCTGCCACTGGCGACGCTGACAACGTTGATACGCCAGAACAGGCGGCCGACGAAGTGGCAGACATTGCCGAAGAGATCGCGGACGCAGCCGCAGAAGTTGCCGAACTGGCGCAGGATGTCGCTGAGAACCCGGAAGACGAAGTCAAAGCGGCGGAGTTCAGCGTTGCAAAAGCCAACCTGGCTAAAGCAATGAAAGCGTTCAACGTGACCCCGTCCAAACGCCCGCGCCGCAGCCGTCACCGTGAGTTTTCAGCGCGTCGCCAGTCTGGTGGTAACCAGATGGACACGCTGACCACACAACTGACCACCGTACTGACGAAGCTGTCAGCGATGGAAAGCGGCGGCACTCAGCGCCCGAATAATGCGCCAGGCGGCAGCAACAAGCCGTTTGACTTCTGTTAATCAATTTTCTTTCCAGGGATAAAACGAAATGCAATTAACCCCAAAAGCAGAGCAGATGTTGCGTAAGTACGCCGCAGGCCTGGCGAAAGCCAACGGCCAGCCGGATACGTCGCGATTCTTCTCGCTGACAC